AAGGAAGTATTTGAGAAGACTGGTAGACCTTGGTTCGATGCTGGATGGGGTTCTAACGGTGTATGTGGTGAGGATGTATATTTCTGCGTCAAGGCTGGTTCTGAGGGCTTTCAGACGTATGTAGACCATGAGCTATCGATGCACATCAGGCACATAGGCACATACGAATATGGCTGGAAGGACTTTGAGCAGTTAGAGGAATAATATGCCATTTACTAGCTATTCGGACTTAAAGACTACGGTAGCGAATTATCTAGCCCGTAGTGATCTAACGTCGGTTATCCCCGATTTCATCCGACTAGCTGAGGAAAGGCTACGTCGAGACTTGAGAACTCGGCAGATGTTGATTGTCGCAACGGCATCAACTACAGGCGGTGATTCTACTGTTGGACTTCCGACAGACTTCTTAGAGATGCGTGATATTCACCTGAACACGAATCCGGTGACTACATTGCGCTACAAGGCTCCTAATTCGTTCTACGCTGAGTCTCGCGTAACGGATGGAGGTAAGCCAGTCGATTACACAATTCTAGGCTCTGAGATACAGCTAGCACCAACTCCAGACAGCACTTATGTGCTTCAGATGTTGTACTACGGCAAGCCTCCATTATTGTCTAGTACGAACGCTAGCAACATCTTCTTAGCTAATTATCCTGATGCCTTGCTATATGCGTCGCTAGCGGAAGCAGAGCCTTATCTAATGAATGATGCCCGTGTTCAGACTTGGGCAGCCTTGTATGATCGTGCTGTAACTGCGATTACGAACTCTGACCAATCGAGTGAGTACAGCGGTCAACCTATGTCAATGTCTTACAACGTGAGGTGAAATCATGGCAGAAATGTCGAACTACCTAGAGAACGCGCTTATTAACGCTACTCTACGCAATACAGGCTATACCAGTCCAACAACGGTCTATTTGGGTCTGTTTACCAGCGATCCTACAGACGCTAATACAGGTACTGAGGTATCTGGTGGCTCGTATGCTCGTCAGGCTATTACGTTTGGCGCACCTAGTAACGGTGTTACGACGAACACAGCGGCTATTGAATTTCCACAAGCTACTGGCTCGTGGGGAACTGTTGGTTGGGTTGGTATTATGGACTCGTTGACAACAGGAAACTTGCTGTATCACACAGCTTTAGATACCTCTAAAACGATTGCTAGTGGTGATATTTTCCGTATTGCTATTGGTTCGCTATCTGTAACGCTTGCCTAATCTATGTTTGGCTTAAGCGCATTTTCGGAGACACCATTCTCCTCTCTAGGTGGAGGAGCTGTTTTATTTGGTTCTGCGAGTATAGATGCGTCTGCCACAGTTACAGCCAGCGCAACTAGGATTCAATTAGGTTCTGGTTCTATTGATGTAACTGCTACGGTTACTGCTGATGGTATTAGAGTTTTAACAGGTTCTGGCGCAATAGATGGAACTGCGACATTTAGTGCAGATGCAATTAGGGTACTACTAGGAAATGCTGCTGTTGATGGAGTCGCAACTGTAACGGCAGATGCTACTAGGATTCAGTTTGGCGATGCAGCCATTAATGCGACAGGAACCGTTACTGCTGACGGTATAAGGGTTCGTTTAGGTGATGCTTCTATTAATGCAGAAGCCGCCTTTTCTGCTAATGGTGGATTCTTACTAACTGGATCAGGCTCAGTTAATGCAGTAGCAACAGTAACAGCCAATGCAGTTGCTATTTTTGCTGGCGATGCTTCAATAACTAGCAATGCAACATTTGTAGCAGACGCAACTAGGATTCAGTTTGGTGATGCGACAATTACGACTGATGCGACTTTTACTGCTGATGGCATAAGAGTCAGGTTAGGTGACGCAAGTATTAGCGGAACAGCATTTGTTACTGCTAATGGAAATATAATTTATGAAGGAATTGCAAATATTAATGCTGAGGCATTGGTATCTTGTGCTGCAAATGTTGTGCTTGTCGGGGTTGGAAGTATTGATGTAATAGCAATAATTAATGCTAATGGTGTAATTATTGGTGAGGAATGGTCAGATGTTGTTCCTCAATCTGATACATGGACTGAACAAAATGCGGTAGATAATGAATGGACTGAAATACCTGCTGGCTCTGATAACTGGAGTATTGTTTCTGCGAATAGCAATACATGGACGCAGGTTAGTGGAAGTTCTAATAACTGGTCGAGGGTGTAATGCCACTTGTTTTAGCTGATCGAGTAAGAGAAACGACTACCACTACAGGCACAGGCACAATTACGCTTGCTGGTGCTGCTACTGGATTCCAATCATTTTCCGTCATCGGGAATGGGAACACGACGTATTACACAATCGCTGGTCAAGGCACTAGCGAATGGGAAATAGGGATTGGTACTTATACGGCTTCTGGTACTACATTATCTAGAGATACGGTATTAGCCTCTAGTGCTGGTGCGCCCAATAAGACGAATTTCTCTGCTGGAACAAAAGACGTATTCGTAACCTATACTGCTGCTAGATCAGTAAATGTTGACGGTACTTCGATTGATACATTTGGTCTAGGTGCTGCTCAAGGCGATATTCTTTATGCGTCTGGAACAGATAACTTTGTACTGCTCAATAAGAACGCTACAGCAACCCGTTACCTAGCAAATACCGGAACAACTAATAATCCGCAATGGGATCAGATAAATTTATCTAATGGCGTAACTAATACATTGCCTGTGGTTAATGGTGGTACAGGTCAAACAACTTATACAGATGGTCAGCTTTTAATTGGCAATAGCACAGGTAATACGCTTACAAAATCTACGCTTACTGCTGGATCAGGTATTACCATAACGAATGGTGCTGGTTCAATTACGATTGCTTCAGCAGGTGGCTCTGGAACAGTAACTAGCGTATCTGCTGGTGCTGGTATGAGCTTTACCACCATTACGACTAGCGGTTCAGTTGTAATGGGTACGCCTAGTACCATTACGAACACATCAACGAATACCGCATCAGGAACGTCTCATAATCATGCGTTGACTGGCGAGCTTGTTGAGACAACCTCAGGTAGCCCGTTGTATTACGGCGCAAGAGCATGGGTAAAGTTTAACGGTACAGGTACGGTTGCTATCAATGGTTCGGTCAATGTATCCAGCATTACAGATAATGGAACAGGTCAATATACAGTTAATTTCTCAACTGCAATGGCAGATGATACTTATGCTTTAAGTGGTCAGGCTTGCTTTCCAAGCGCACACCAAGGGCTATTGGGGCAAAACTCTACGTTGCAATATGATGCCAACGGAGTTCGTATAGCATCCATTAACTCTGCGGCTGGTACTTTCTATGACTCACCTAGAGTCTCTGTGGTTATTCATAGGTAAATAGGTAAAGTTATGACTAATCAAAGAATAATTTATCAAAATGATGATGGAAGTGTAGCTATCATTATCCCAACGCCAGAAGCATTGCAGACGCTTTCTATTGAACAGATAGCCCTTAAAGACGTTCCAAGCGGTAAGCCATACAAGATTGTTACAGCAGATGATATTCCTTCAGATAGGACTTTCCGCAATGCGTGGGAAGTTGATGCGGCTATTTTGACAGACGGTGTAGGCGCAGATTACGGCGCAGGGTCTGGGAATTATGTTGATGCTTGGGATGAAAATGGCAATCCTATTCTTAGGGAGGCGTAATTTTGATTACGATTAACTTAGATAAAGCAAAAATGATTGCACATGAAAAGCGTCGTTTTGCTCGTTCTGAAGAATTTAAGCCACATGATGAAGTAATCATGAAGCAAATTCCGGGTAATGATTTGCAGCAAGCAGAGATAGCTCGACAAGCAATTCGGGAAAAATATGCAGAAATGCAAGTTGCTATTGAGTTAGCTAATTCTCCAGAAGAAATAAAAGCAATTATTAACGTGTAAAGATAAATTATGGCTACTACAAAGCTAACTTTTGGAGAATGGTTGCCAGATCAGCCCGGAGTAACTGGTGCTGTGACGGATGCTAAGAACTGTTATCCGGTTGCTAACGGATATGCACCATTTCCTAGTGAAGCGGATTACTCAGATGCTGCTGCTCAGGCGTTATTGATTGCGTTTGCGGGTAAGTTTGGTGG